AACGGATACTCGCAGAGCCGTCGTGCTATCCCTTCTTCAATATTTATCCCCTTCGTTAAGGGCATGGAAGGTTAACCTACTTGTTATTTAGATAACGCCTTTCAACTTCCTAATCATAACTATACAGGTTTCTGAGATTATGTCAATCAGTTTCTTCAAAAAAACCTATTGTATTATATTTTTTCAACAAGTTATCCATTTTATCAACATCCATTCCAATCAAATTTGCGGCATCAACTTTAGTTCTACAAACTGAGATAGCTGTTTTCAATACAGCATCTCTTACTATGAAAGGTATTGATTTCCAAATAGGAATACCAAATAATTTGCCACTTACAGGTCTGCTGGAAATTTCTAGTTTTAATGCGATCAAATCTTCCAACGGCAGGTTGGCAACGAATATTTCCATTTCTTCAGGCAGTTTTCCTTCTTTCCTCAACTTCCTAATAATACTATAACTTTTCTTCTTTTTTGATTCTTTTTTCATTTTTTATTTGACATTGACAATTTGCTGTGCTACCCTCAAAACAACTAATTACTAGTTATTATTAGCATGTTAAAAACTACTTGGAATACTGGTTCTAAAGATATCATATATTTTAATGATATTATAGAACAGATTAAAATACATTGCAACTATAATGGTACTGTTTATATTGGTACTGATTCTTTCTTTATTAAAAATAAATGTATATTCTCTACTGCTATTTGCTTATATGGAGCAGATAAACAAAAAGGTGGTAGATATTTTTATACAAAAACCAGCCTAAATAAGAATAAATTTCCTGAACTTAGTCTAAGAATGATTAAGGAAGCAGAAAATACTATAAATCTAGCAAATCATATTGTAGAATTAATTCCGTCTGCAAAATTAGAGTTACATTTAGATATTAGCCCTCAAGAAAAAAACGAAGGCACTAGCCATCTGGCTAATATGCTTGTGGGGTATGTGAAAGGATCTGGTTACGAATGCAGAATAAAGCCTGATGCCTTTGCTGCTGCGTCAATCGCAGACAAGCACTCTAAGTAAAGGAAAATGTTATGATTACTACATCTGTCTTGATATGTATGACTGTTTTTTCTATAAACATGAGAAATGCGGATGTTATATGTGATAACGCTCATATTATTGAAGAAATGGCAGAAACATATGATCTAGACCCATCTCTTATCATTGCTGTTGGTAGAATTGAAAGCGCTTGGACCCCGACAGCTAAAAGTCCTGCAAATGCTTGCGGTATTATGCAAGTTCTTCCAAAATACTCTAAAAAATTTGGCAATAAAGGAAGAAATTTAACTTGCGAAGAACTTAAAGATCCAGAAACCAGTATTAGAGTTGGATCTAAAATATTAAACTACTGGCTTCATAAATATGCTAAGGGAAACGAAACTACAGCATTATGCGGATATAACGCAGGATTTAGATGTAAAGGTAAGAATAAGAACAAACAAGGTTTAAAATACGCTAAGGCTGTGTTAAAATATAGAAAATATTTTAAAAGAAAAATGAGAATACAGAAGCGAAAATACAAAAATGAAATGTTTGCCAACCATTAACTACTTATTATCGCTGATAAACATTTAGGAGATTATAAATGAACGACTTAAATTTACCGACTCTGGACATAGAAGACATTGATGTTGATGAAATTGAACAATCCAAAATGGACCTTGTAGAAGATGAAAGCGGAGGCGCTCTTCGTTACGGGATTGTTGGATCAGGTCAAGGCGGCGGAAGAATGGCAAAAGCCTTTTTTGATCTAGGGTATAGAAAAACAATCGCTTTTAATCTAGCCAAATCGGATCTCAATCACTTAGGTCTGCCAGAGAACCACAAGCACCATCTAGAATATGAGGGAGCTTCCGGAGCTGGCAAAAATCATGCTGTATCTAAGCAGGCTTTTGATGATAAAAGCCAAGAGGTATTTAATAAATTTAAAGAAATCTTTGGTGATAAAATTGATCGTATTTTAATTTGCGTTGGCGTCGGCGGAGGAACTGGTGGCGGTAGCGTTATGTCACTTTTGGACACTGCAAAAAGATACTTTGCATACATCGGCGTTGAAAATCCGAATGAAAGAATTGGTGTTATTGCTTCTTTACCAACTACAGGTGAATGCGCTTCTCCAATTGTTGCGGAAAATTCTTACAATAGAATGACAGAACTTTGCAAAGAAGCAGAAAAAGGTAATTTTGCACCTCTCATTATTATTGATAACGATAAGATTAAAAAATTATATTCTCGTTTAACTGTGAAACAATTCTGGCCGACACTCAATAATACAGTCGCCGGTCTTTTTCACATTTTTAATCTTCTCTGCACTAAAAACTCCGATTATACAGTGTTTGATCCAGCAGATTATGATAGTATTATGAAAACCGCTGGTTGTATGATATTCGGAGCAACAACAATTAAAGATCCGGAAAGCCCAACTTCAGTTTCACAAGGGCTTCGCAATAATCTAGAGAAGACACTTTTAGCTAGTGGTTTTGATTTAACTTCTGCCAAGGGTGCTGCATCTATTATTGTTGGCGGAACTGAATTATATGAAACCGTTCCCGGTCTTATGGATAACATTGAATATGGATTTGATACTTTGGCTACCTTAACTGGAGGTGCTATCATCCATAGGGGCATCTATGAAGATCCAGAAAGAGAAAAACTTGTAGCCTACACAATCGTCGGCGGTCTCAAATCTCCAAAGAAAAGAATTGAAGAATTAAAAAAGTTCTTGAAATTGAAATAAAAATGAGTTATAGTGTTTCTCATGAAGAACATTATAAAAATCATTTTTGTCATTTCTATACTCACTCCTTTTGCTATTCAAGCGCAAGACCATTCACAAACTAGAGAAAACTCAAATGCGTGGGTTAGAGAGTGTAAATCTTGTCACTCATCTTACGAGGATCTAGCTAAAAAAGTTGGCATTCAAACAGAGGAATATCTGTTTAACTATGTTTTTTTACATAAAAATAAAGATGGAAAAGAGTTTAGAACCATTTTGTCAAAAAAAGAAATAAATTTTGTATCTAGATTTATATTAGTAGCTGCCTATTTGAACAAATTAGAAACAGATATGCGTAAGGCAGGAGATCATTTACAAAAAAACATTAGATTATAAGCGCTCGTAGCTCAGTTGGATAGAGCAACGGCCTTCTAAGCCGTGGGTCACAGGTTCAAATCCTGTCGGGCGTACTACATATTTATAAACACAGGGGTTTTAATGAAGAAATATTGGCATTTAGAAGCAGAAGATGAAGAAAGCGAAGGTCCAACAATGATGGCAGGCTCTTCAGACGATAGCAGAGTCTCTGTAGAGCAAAATAGAATATATTTTTATTCTGGTGTAACCAGACAAGACAACCTAACTCTAAACAAATTGATCCACACTACGGGCAATAAACTGGCTAACATTCAGCAACTTTATAAGCTTGAATGTCCTCCGAAATTAAACATTCACATTAATTCTTATGGTGGATCTGTTTTTGCTGGTTTTGGATCAGTAGATTATATCAGAAACTGCCCTGTCCCAGTTGTATCTATCATTGATGGTTGTGCTGCATCCGCTGCAACTATTATGAGCGTTGTAGCGGAAGAAAGACTTATGCATGAACATGCTTTTATGCTAATCCACCAACTATCTTCAGGTATGTGGGGCAAGTTTGAAGAGATGAAAGATGATATGAAAAACAACGAGTTGTTGATGAAAAAGATCATCGGAATATACGAAGAACACACTAAAATACCTAAATCAAAAATCAAAGATATCCTAAAAAGAGATTTGTGGTGGGACGCTAAGACTTGCTTAAAATATGGTCTTGTTGATGATATTATTATCCCATGAGTGAAAAAACAATACTAGTAAGCGGTGCCTTTAATCCACTTCATTTCGGTCATTTGCTTCTTTTGAAAGATGCTAGCAAATATGGCAAAGTAATTGTGGCTTTAAATAGTGATGAGTGGGTTATGAAAAACAAAGGTCACCTTTTGTTTGATTTTGAGACTAGAAAATCTTTACTAGAAGAGTGTGAATATGTATCTAAAGTGATTCCCTTTGATGACTCTGACGGAGATGCGGTCTATGCCTTGTTTGAAGTGAGACCAACATATTTTGGCAACGGCGGCTCCGCAACTAGCCTATCTCTACCCAAGGAAGAAATGCAAGTGTGTGGATATCTTGGCATTGAGCCTGTTTTTGATTTGGGAGATACTTCAAAAGATATAGATAATGGAATGTTAGTGTCTGCTCAAAAATCTATAATCAATCATGCCAATAAAGAATTAAATAAACTTATATAATATGTCGGGGTGGTGGAATAGGTAGACACGACAGACTTAAAATCTGTTGCTCTTTGAGCGTGGGGGTTCAAGTCCCCCTCCCGATACTAAAGACTATTTTCACTCATATCAGACAGACCCAAGCCTTTCCAAAAAGGCTCAACAACTCTGTCTTTTTTCTCTCCAAGTCTCAATCTCTCATTCTTCCTTATACCATTGACGATAAAAGCTCTAAGCTCTTTAAGGGGTGGAGAAACTGATACAACTGGGAAATAAACATTAACTGAGTGAATCATACCAACGATTTCATTGTGTTTATTAAAGATAGGAGAACCAGAACTACCGCCCATTGCAGGCACAGAATAATATGCTCTAGTGTCTCTATTACCCATAAAGAATCCCTCCAAGAGAGGAACCACATCTTTATAGAAAATGCCAACAGGGGCAGCTACATTGTAGACCCTTTCGCCTTCTTCCAAAGATCTAGAGTATGGTGCTATTTTTGCTACTTTAGTCGTGTAAAGGTTGCGAGCAAATAACAAGCAAGTATCAATGGTATGATCCATGCTAATGATGTCAGAGACATACTCTCCAAGACTAAAGTTAACTGATCTCATTTGTACTAATATCTTAGAACCAGCAAATTCTGATGCTAGTTGCATTTCTTTTTCAAAAGAACAAACATGACCAGCAGTCAAAACATAAGACCCCTCATCAGTCCTCATAACAACAGCACCAGATCCAGTTGATCTGCTTGTTTTTGTTAAACACTCTTTAGGATCCGCAGGATTACAAACGGTAATAGCTACATTTTGTTTTATTTTAACAAATGTGTCTCTGGCATCCCTTTGAAAGTCAAGATTAGATGTAGCACAAGAAAGTATTAAAAGACTAAGTATGAATATTGATAGTATGGTTAAAAGTCTGTTTCGCATACTTTAACTAGTTTCAAAAAAGTTTAAACTTTAATATTTTCTGGTAGTATTTATAATACGAGGTATACCTGTGAAAAAAACATTTGTCCTAGACACCTGCGTTTTCCTATCCGATCCTAACTGCTTGAAACAGTTTGAAGAAAACGACATCATCATTCCACTTAAAGTTTTAGATGAAATAGATAAAAATAAAGCCAGACAAGACGGAGCAGGATTCAATGCTCGCTATGTCATTCGTATCCTAGATGTATACAGAACAAAGGGCAGTCTTTTCAAAGGCGTTTCTCTAGGAGAAGGTAAAGGAAAACTTTATGTACAACACTACGAAACAGAAGGTCTGCCCCACGATTTTGACTTAAATGTGCCAGATAATCAAATCATAGCCACTGCTCTCACCGAAAAAGCAAAATACAAAAGAAAAAAAGTTATCGTTGTCTCGCAAGATATTAATATGCGTGTTAAATGTGACTCGCTTGGGCTATTATGTGAAGATTATGTAGCCCACGACACAGTTGAAAACAAGGACGAAGTATTTACAGGTCTGTCCAAATACCTTGTTGACGAGCAAGTTGTTGATTCATTCTACGCTGGTGAAGACATTTATGCCGACAAAGAAGAAATAAAACTTGAGCCAAACCAATATGTGATGCTAGTGTCCAACTCAAACGATAAGAAGACTGCTTTGGCTAGGTTTTACAACTACAACGATCCACTAGTCAAGATGTATAAGATGGAAAATGTTTGGGGAATAGATGCTAGAAATAAAGAGCAATCATTTGCACTTGAACTTTTAATGGATCCAGATGTAGAAGTCGTATCCCTTATTGGACAGGCTGGTTCTGGTAAAACTCTACTAGCAGTTGCAGCAGGACTAGAACAAGTATTAGGCGACGATAGTGAATATAAAAAACTTATTGTATCTCGCCCAATCCAACCACTTGGTAAAGATATCGGTTTCTTGCCCGGAACACTTGAGGAAAAAATGGATCCTTGGCTGATGCCCATCAAAGATAATCTAGAGTTTTTGCTAGGAAATGACAGAGATACAGTTAAAATGTACTTTGAAAAGGGCGTCATTGAGATAGAAGCCATCACATACATCCGAGGACGTTCTATCACAAATGCCTTCATTATTATTGACGAAGCTCAAAACCTCACAAGACACGAACTTAAAACTATTCTTACCCGTGTTGGCGAGGGAACAAAAATAATTCTTACCGGCGATATTGAACAAATTGATAATATTTACATTGACGAGACTTCCAATGGACTAACGTATGCTGTTGAAAAGTTTAAAGAATATGAAATATCAGGTCACATAACCCTCCAAAAAGGCGAGCGCTCAAAAGTTGCAACTCTAGCAGCAAAGATTTTATAATTTTTTTCTTGACAAAACTTAAACATTACATTATATTATAATATATTAGGACCTGTAGTTCAGTTGGTTAGAGCGTTCGCCTCATAAGCGAGTTGTCCTCGGTTCGAGTCCGAGCGGGTCCACCAAATATGGAGAAAAAATGGATATTGAATTTAAAGATAGTGTGGATGAAACAAGTGATATTTTAGAAAAATCAGTTCATCCAGAAAACGAGCTTAAAACAATTCTAGTCAATTATGTCGGTGAAAAACAGACACCAGACGGAGACAATGTGACAGTTGAAATGATTGTAGACCAACTGGCAAATGAATTTCCAGAATTTGTTTTAGCAGTAGCAGAGGAAAACTTTGTTAGAGGATATCAACAAGCCCTGACTGATGTAGAAGTGGGAAGAAAAGCATGGGAAGAAGAACAGCAAGAAAATGAGCAAGAGTGATTACATAAAAGAAAGTTTAAAAAAATCTAAATCTATGAAACACTATAGTTTATTTGGCTCCGAAATACCCATATATATTAAAGATGAACTAATATTCACAGATGGCATAAGCACCCTTGAAAACGTAATAGATATAGTAGAAAATTCACTTCCTTCCTTCCTTGTCTCTAATGTAGATGTAATCTACGTTGGGGACTTTTCTTTTTTTCAAGAGAGAGATACTAATGCTGCTTATGAAAATGGAGCCATATATATTATTAATGTTCAAGATAATGCTGATGATATGGCTGATGATGTTGTTCATGAGATTGCACATGCCGTAGAGGAAAAATATTATGATGAAATTTACGGCGATGGAAGAATAGAGACAGAATTTATTGGTAAAAGGGAAAAATTGTATCAAATTTTAAAAGCACATGAAGAGCCATTGCTGGATTATGTGTATTTTCAGTATTCCCTATATAATCACAAATTTGACGAGTATCTTTACATGCAAGTGGGGTATCCTGCCCTATCAGCTTACATCCGTGGGTTGTTTTATTCTCCATATGCGGTCACATCTATTAGAGAATACTTCGCCCGAGGCTTTGAAGCATATTTTTTATACAAAGACCTAAAAACACTTGCAAATATTAGCCCCATACTGTATAATAGGATTGAAACCTTGGCAGATATGGAGTAAAAATGGGTCATATTAGCTTTTCTGAGGCAAAAAACTGGGATTTTTGCCCTTTTTACCACAAATTAATGAATATTGATAAGATAAAAGGCTTTGAGGGTAATGCTTTTACCGCTTTTGGTAACGCTATTCACGACACCTGCGAAAAGATGATGACCGAAGGTTTAGACGATAAAAAGTCGTTTTTTAGCCTAAAATTCAAAGAAATCCTTGAAAATTTACCTGAAAACGCTAATAAAGACCCAAAATTGGTCAATTCTATGCAAAATCAAGGACCTTTAATACTAGATGAGGTCCTTCCGGCTATGAAAGAGCATTTTGGAGAATACGAAGTCCTCGCTGCCGAGGAAGACTTGATGGAAATGATTGAGGACTTCCCCTGTAAAGAGAAAAATAAGTTTAAAGGCTTCATTGACTTGGTTATTGAGACCTCTGACGGAAAAACTCACATCATTGATTGGAAAACTTGCTCATGGGGCTGGGATGCTCGTAAGAAATCCGACCCCATGATGACATATCAGCTTACTTTCTACAAGCACTATTGGGCAAAGAAGCACAACGTTGATCCAAAGATGATAGAGACTCATTTTGCTCTTCTTAAAAGAACTGCGAAGAAAGATAGGGTAGAAATCTTTCGTGTAACAAGTGGTCCAAGAAAAACTCAAAACGCTCTTAAATTTCTTGAGAAAGCGATTTATAATATTGAGAAGAAAAACTTCATTAAGAACAGACTTGCTTGCCGCAAGTGTGAATTTCACAAAACGGAATATTGCCCATGACAGATAATAAAATTAAAGTACTAACAATCAGTGACCACCCGTTGTCTCCATCGGGTGTGGGAATCCAAACAAAAAATATGTGTGAGGCATTATTAAAAACAGGAAGATATAAAATCATGTCTCTGGGAGGGGCAGTTAAACATCAGGATCTTACTCCAACTCATGTAAAGCCATATGGAGAGGACTGGATGGTATACCCAGTTGATGGGTATGGCAATCAGGAGATGATAAGGTCAATGTTACGAACTCAAAAGCCAGATATTGTTTGGTTTATGACAGACCCAAGATTTTGGGAGTGGATGTGGATGATTGATAATGAAATTAGGCAGAACGTTCCTATGGTCTATTATCATGTTTGGGATAACTACCCAGCTCCTGTTTTTAATGATGGATTTTATAGATCAAATGATTTAATAGTTTCAATTTCAAAATTGACGCACGATATTGTTAATGAAGTCACGGGCGGGGAAGTTGAAAACATATACCACCCTCACGGAGTTAATGATGATTTTTTTAAGCCAATGGGTGAAGAGGAAATAAAAACCATGCGACAGAAGCATGGTCTTGGTGATAAATTTATTTTCTTTTGGAATAACAGAAATGCTAGAAGAAAACAAAGCGGAAGCCTCGTATATTGGTTTAATAATTTTTGCACAAAAATAGGTAGAGATAAGGCTGTATTGATTATGCATACTGACCCTCAAGACCCATATGGGCAAGACCTTGACCACCTTATACATCATTTTGGAGCAAACACTGGTCAGATAATGATATCTAGAGACAAAGTTAGTGAAGCACAATTGGCTGCCATGTACAATATGGCAGATTGCACAATTAACATTTCTGACGCAGAAGGCTTCGGTCTAGCAACGCTGGAATCTCTATCTTGCGGAACTCCAATAATTGCAACAATGACTGGGGGGCTACAAGAACAAGTGACAGATGGGAAAAATTGGTTTGGAATAGGATTAGAACCAGCTTCAAAATCTCTGATTGGATCACAACAGGTTCCATACATTTTTGAAGATAGATTGTCGGAGAAGCAGGTCATAGATGCCTTGGAAAAAATGTATAACACCAGTGAAGAAGATAGAACAAAAATGGGCTTAATGGGAAGACAGCATGTCCTAGATAATTACTCGTTCAATAAATACACTTCAGGGTGGATAGAAATTCTTGACAAAGTTCATAAAGAAAAAGGCTCATGGGATAATAGAAAAGATTATTCTCCTTGGTCTCTAGAAAGGATTGTATAAAGGAAAAAATTAATGAGAAAAAAAATAATTGTTAAAGGTCCAATACTTAGCAGGTCAGGCTATGGAGAACAAGCAAGGTTTGCACTTAGATCTCTTAGAAAACATGAAGATAGATTTGATATACATCTTATTAACACTAATTGGGGTCACACAGGCTGGACATCCGAAGATGATGAAGAGAGGCAATACATTGATTTTTTAATACAAAAAACATTTCATTTTGTTCAAAACAAAGGTCAATTTGACATGTCACTGCAAATTACAATACCTAATGAGTGGGAAAAAATAGCACCAATCAATGTTGGATACACAGCCGGTATAGAAACTACAAAGATAGCCCCGCAATGGATAGAGAAGGGCATGTTGATGGATAAAATTATCGTCACTTCTGAACACTCAAAAAGAACATTAGTAGACACAAAGTATCAGGTCCACGATCCTCAAACAAAACAGCCACGAGGAGAGATTTCTCTACAAAAGCCAGTAGAGGTTGTTAGTTATCCTGTAAAGGTTGGTAAGAAAGAGAAAGTTGATTTAAAATTAGATACAGATTTTAATTTTTTAATGGTATCTCAATGGGGTCCAAGAAAAAATATAAATAATACTGTATCTTGGTTTGTTGAGCAGTTTAGAGATAACGCTGATGTTGGACTAGTGATTAAAGGTTTTTCTAGAAACAATAGCACCTTGGACAAAATCCATACAAAAAAATCTCTCATTAATCTTGTCAACTCAATTAGAGAGGATAAAGAAATAAAGTGCAAGATTTATTTGATTCACGGAGACATGTCGGATAAAGAAATGGGCGGTCTCTATGTTAATGAAAACATTAAGGCACTAATATCCATAAGCCACGGAGAGGGGTATGGACTACCTTTATTTGAGGCAGCATATTCAGGTCTTCCTATTGTAACAACCAATTGGTCTGGACATGTTGATTTTTTGAATATCCCAGTAAAGCAAAGAAAGAAGGGATCAAAAAAGAAAACAGTAACAACCATGAAACCAATGTTTGGAGACGTAGAATATACATTGGGTCCCATTCAAAAAGAAGCAGTTTGGGATGGAGTTTTGCAAGCTGATTCCATGTGGTCTTACCCAGAAAAAGATAGTTACAAAAAAACTCTGCATGACGTATACAAAAATTATGGCAATTATAAGAGTATGGCTAAAGATCTAAAAACTTGGGTAATAAAAGAGTTTGAAGAACAGAAGCAATATGATGCTTTTGCAAATGCAGTTATGCCTGCGGGAGAAAATAAAGAAGAATCTGTCGTGAGCTTTGACTAATGAAAGAAATTATTCATATAGCAGATTTTTATGCTTCAGAAATCAGGGGAGGCGGCGAACTCGTAGACGAGATTGTCGTCTCTTCGCTCGTTAATAGGGGATATTCTGTAACCAGAATAAAATCCAAGAATGTAACACAGGATTTTATCAAGAAAAACGCAGACAAGCTTTTTATTGTTTCTAATTTTGTTATGCTCCCCGGCTTATGCATCAACCTGCTCAAGTCTTGCGATTATGTAATATACGAGCATGATCACAAATATATTGTCGGCAGAGACCCTTCCCCGTACAAAGATTATAAAGTACCAGTCAATAAATTACTCAATCTTGATTTCTACAGAAGCGCTAAAGCAGTGTTTGCTCAGTCCAAGTTACACGCTGAAGTAATCAGTAAAAACATCAGAGAAGCAAATGTTGTAAATCTCGGATGCTCTCTTTGGTCAGATGAGGAGTTTGAAACGCTACAGCAGTATGTTGACAGTAAAAAGAACGGAAAGATGGCTGTTTTGAACAGCAATAATGAAATCAAAGGCACATCCCAAGCAAAAAGTTTTTGTGAGAAAAATAATATTAATTATAATTTTATTGTCTCGCTAGATTATAATAACTTTATTAGACAACTTGCAGAACATGATGGATTAGTTTTTTTCTCTCAAGTCCTTGAAACTTTTTGCCGTTTGGCAGTTGAGGCTCGGATTGTAAACTGCAAACTTAAAACAAATAATAACCTCGGTTGTGCTAGCGAGGAATGGTTCTCAAAGTATAAAGGGCAAGAGCTTTTAGATTTTGTAAAGTCTCAAAAAACAAAGGTTATTGACAAGGTTGTAGAGGCACTGGAAAGCGATAAAAGAGCCGAGGTCACAAAAGCTCCTATTACAGTTATTTTAAATGCTTATCGTCGCCCATACAATCTAAGAATGCAGATTGATGCGATCAGGAAGCAAACAACCAGACCAACACAGATTTGGCTGTGGGTAAATCAACACGAGGACAATGATGGATTCAATTTTAAAGAACTTGACCTTGATA